TGAGACGCTCTAAAACCGCGTCTTTAGTTAAGTTAATTAAAAAAGTATCGTTAAAAAATTGTGAAACAAAATATGTACATAATGCTTCTGAAAATAATCAAATTTATCATAATTCTCCTTTTATATTTAATTCGTTATTAAATACTACGCAAGGTATTACTGATACTGGAGCAGGTAATACAGTACTTTCAAATCGTTTAGGTGATGAGGTTATCGCCCGTGGAATTTCTATAAAATTATGGATCGCTAATAAAGTTGATAGACCTAATATAATGTATCGTTTAATAGTTTATAAATATCAAACTCTGAGTCAACCTACTGGGCCCGCTCTTTTTAAGACTGGATCCGGTAATAGAATTATGGATGACATTGATAAAGAATATGTTTCTGTTGCATATCAAAAGATCTTTAATCTTCAGGTTGGTTATTCTGCATATTCTACTGCTACTGCTGGTGATACTGATTCCCGTGAAGCTCACACATATAAACAAATATGGATACCTTTAAAAAATAAAAAAGTGACTTATCCAGATGCTGGAGCACTTCCTAAATTCTTTAATTATGGATTCTGTATACTTCCTTATGATTCTTGGGGTACATTAACTACTGATAATATCGCTAGCTTTTCATACCAATATAAATTTTACTTTAAAGATCCTTAAACGCGATAACTCCTTTACCTTGTTAGAGTTATCGCTTCAATGGATTGCCTCTTGGGATTTACCAAATATATAAATTATTTCCAAATTAGACTTGCAAATTAGACTTGCAAATTAGACTCGCAAATTAGATTTTGCGTCGCAGACACACTATGGTCGCCCAACTGTGTGTGTGTCGCTCGCCACACACAGTTGACACAGACTTTTAAGTTTTCTAAAATTCTTCTCTTTTTTTTTCTCCGCCATATTTAGGAGAAAGAGAAAAAATGGATTGTTTGGATTATATTAAAGATTTACCGGAGTTTAAGTATTTGGCCATAAAAGAATCAAAATACACATTTATGGCTGAAAATGCTACTGAAGAACAGAATAATGAATTTATACAAGGATGTAAAGAATTAAATATGGAAAAATTAATAAAACAATGTGCACTAGAAAGTTTAAAAAAAAGATTAATATCTCGCTTTGGTGAGATGTGGGATAAGGTCTTAGATTCTCCTGAATTTCTCGAAAGACACCCGATATTAAAACAGGCACAAGAGGCCACGGAGGAAAAATATAATACTGATTATCTTTTTTTGACGGTGAATCCTCGAGACGGTGTCGGGATTAATGAGTTAAGATTAGCAACTGAAAAAGCAATGAAAAAATCTTGGTTAACAAAATATATTTATGTTTATGAGCAAAGATCAAAAATTGATGATGTAGCCTTTTATGGACAACATATGCATTGTTTGTTTTATAGAAAAGGTAAAAAAATGAATGAAATAAAACGGGAATTTGCTTCCAGTTTTAGAAAGATATGTGATGTTGATAATCCTTCGGTGTTAAATATAAAATTTTGTACAGATGATGATATAAAGAAAAGATTAACATATATATTAGGAACTAAAAATGATCCCGATAAACAGTTAAAACAAGAACAAGATAAAAAATGGCGTAAAGAGTATTTTTTAAAAGATTATTATATAGGAGAGTGGGACTACGAAAAAGACCCCCTGCCCCTGAGTTAGAATTTTCAACTTTGATTTAAGGTGTAAAGGAAACAAAGAACCAAAAGGAAAACACCGGTGAGATATTCATTGAACCTTATGGTTGAATAATCACTCACACCCTTGGGTGTGATTTTCAATTATAAGGCGTCGAGGGAAACGGTGTTTCTGGTGATTGTTTCTACACATTAAATTAAAGTTGCAAGGATACACGGAGAAGAAACTTTAATATATTTTTTTTGTATATGTTATATAGAAACTATGGCATATCGTAAAAAGCCAACTTATCGTAAAAAAGTCGCCCGTAAGACTTTCAGAAAAAAAACGGTGAGACGCTCTAAAACCGCGTCTTTAGTTAAGTTAATTAAAAAAGTATCGTTAAAAAATTGTGAAACAAAATATGTACATAATGCTTCTGAAAATAATCAAATTTATCATAATTCTCCTTTTA